AGTAAAAAAAGAACTTAAAAAAACTATATGAATGCAGAACTAGAGGCTCAAGAAATGTCAGTAGTAAACTGGTGGAATAAAAAAGGAAAGTCTCAAATCAAGAGAGTAACAGATCCATTAAGTTCATACGATTTAGAGGGCGATAATGTTATAGTAGAAGTAAAACATAGGTTTTCAGCATATGACACTAAACTAATAGAAACATTAAAACTTAGTACAAATTACCACTGCTCACAAGTAAAAGGTAAAACATTTATATATATCGTTTGCGACAAGAATGGCATATCTGTCTTCAACATTACAGAAACAATAGATGACATTATAAAGCTACCAGAGTATAATAAGATAATGGAGTACACGCATTACGCAAGTAGAAAACCAATTAAGAAGCTACACAGAAATCTACCACAAAGACTAGCAAAGATATGGGAACAAGAATACTAATAGGAGATGCAATACATTTTGTCACTAAATATACTGGCATTAAGTATCTAGTAAAAAGCTATCATAAACATTGGGGTACAGACTGCGGTTGTGATGACAGAAGAAAAAAGTTAAATGAAATAAAAATTAAGAGATGGTAAAGTTTGAAAAAATAGATTATGAAGATTGGTCATTATTTAGAGACAGTAAAAAAGATACATTGTCAGATACAGAGTATACCCTTATTTGTCAGCACCACGCAAAGTACTACAATCATAAATTTCACAAGCCTTGTACTTGCAACCCAAGAAAAATAAAAAGCTGGATAAAAGAACTTAACACTATATGGGACAATGGGCAATAAAGCAAACGAATGGGAAAGAGCAGTAGTTATGCTTTTAAATGTAGACGGCTGGGACTTAGAATGGACTGGGTCTGGCAATACTATTTATGATGCAAAAGGTAAAACCAGCAAGGGCATAGAGTGCGTTATAGAGATGAAATTTCGTACCAAGTACTACGAAGACAAGATGCTAGAAAAGGACAAGTACGATGCTCTTATGGCTATTGACAAAGAAGTTATAAAGATATATTTTGTAAATGACCCTAAAGGTAATTTTATGTACTGGCTTAACACCTTAGAGATGCCAAAGACAGAAAAGAAATACTGCCCCGATACTACATTTTACACAAAGAAACGTATGTTAAAAGACGTGTATCTGCTTAAGGAAAATCAAGCAGTAAGAATTAATTTGAATAAGTTTTAAAAATAAGTTATTAAATATTTGTTTATAAGTATAAAAAGTCGTATCTTTAAAGACCAGCGAGTCGGGGTATCGGAGCAGTCCTCAAGATAAAAGTCCCACGTAAGCGAAGAGTCGAGTTTGATACCTCGGAAGATTCAGCAACTTTACGGCTCGCTTTTTTTTTATTAATCATTTAAAACAGATAACAATGACAGATTCAGACCATTTTCACGTACAATTAGAGAAAGACGTTTTTACTTTCTTAGAACAATTAAGAGATAGCGGAATTACAAATATGTTCGGAGCCACCTCTTTCATACAAGAAGAGTTCGGCTTAGACAAAAAGACCGCAAAAAATTTATTAATTCAATGGATAAAAACTAGATAAGATGACCAAACTAGAACAATTAGAAGAAGACAGAAAAACAGAGTACAAACTATTGCTACAGATAGCATTTAGAGCAAGGACATTCTTAAATTACGACAAAGAAACTAATTGCCTCAAGGAGTTAGCGCCAGAGTTTAAAGCAGACTTACAGAAGAGCATCGACAAGTTTACAGAGATGAATAAACACTTAGGTATATGATAGTCAACGAGGCAGCTTGGAAGCAATTAAAAGAGCAGATAGAGTACCATACAAAGTCTGACACGTCTATATCAGACATATCGATTAATTACCAAGTAAAAAAAGCAAAGAACAGAAATTATCTAAGACTAAACATAACAACAGATGACTAAAAAGAAACTACAAGAAAAGATTGACACCTTAGAGGCTCAACTTAAAGAAGCAAGAACGCATACCTATATAGGAGAAACCCATACCCTACATTGTAGCGATGGAGAATTATATATCGGTTATAATAACTGGGGGCACGATAGCACTCTAGTCTTTGAGGTTAACCAGCTATACAAAGATTTGCCATTTATTATTAGTCAAGTTTGTAAGGAGCAAAAGAAAATGCAGAAAATGCATCTTAAACTAATTAAAGAAACACTCACAGAGATATGATTTTATTAGTAGATGCAGATAGTCTTATTTTTGCCAGCAATTATAAGAAGCGACAGACACCCGATGATAGTATGTACTTTGACAACCTAGAAGATTGCATAGTTAAATTTAACGAGCAGTTTATGCGCATAGTTAATGACCTAGAAGAGCAATATAATATTGACAAGGTTATAACTTTTAGTGGTAGCAGAGGTAATTTTAGAAACCTTATAACAAAGAAATACAAGGCAAATAGAGATTACAGTAATCTGCCTCCACACTTAGGAGCGATGCACGACTATGTTAAAAAAGAATATAATAGCATAGTAGGTTATGGAGTAGAAACAGACGATATGGTCGCAAGGTACTGGCATAAAATTACACAAGAACACGGACGAGACGAGGCAATGATAGTTTCTATTGACAAAGATTACAAACAGTTTCCAGCATTAATTTACAATTATCACTTTAAGCATAGGACTGTTTACGATATATCAGAAGAGGAAGCATTATTTAATTTCTACTCACAATGTATCGTAGGGGACACGGCAGATAATGTCAATTACTTTAAAGGCAAAGGAATTAAGTTTTCAGAAAAGTACTACGCAGATTGTGTTACAGAATTTCAGTACAGAAGAAAATTATACAAATTATTTAAAGACAAATATAAAAGTAAGGCTAAAGAAAAATATGCAGAGTGTTACTTACTATTAAAACTTAGGACAGAATGAATAAAAAGAAAATAGATACTATAATCAACAACTTAGAAATTGCTGATAAAATTGGCAAAAAACTTTTAAAGATGTCAGACATAAATTTTTTCGAGAATACAAGAAAACGTGAGTATGTTGAACTTAGAAGTTTGCTAGTCTACATTTTATATAACAAAATGAAAATGCCTTGGGTACGAATTTCAGAGTATTTTAAAAACAACGGCAAAAATATGGACCACGCAAACGTAATTTATTTAGAGAAAACATACCTTGACTATAGAAACAGAAACCCAAGACTTTTAGAGTTAGAAAAATTATTTGATACTCCAGAGAACTTGCCCGAAGCATACATTAATTTAAAAGACAAGTACGAAAAATTAGAATTTCACTATAACTTCGTTAATGATTTTTTCGAGGGTGTGCCGTCAGAAAGATTTAATGAAGTAATGGAAAATATAACGCAGCTAAAAAAATCTTGGAAATGGAAATATCCACTAAAAAAATAATACAAAAATTACAACAACTATGTGATATATTGCCACGTGGTAAATCAAGAAAAAAGATTAGAAAACAAATACTAAAATTAAAAACAAAAAAATGAAAACAACTAAGGTAAATATCTCTGAGTTAAAAGAAAACCCAGACAATCCAAGAGTAATTAAAAACGAAAAATTTAAAAAACTTGTACAGAGCATAAAAGATTTTCCAGAGATGCTGAGCATAAGACCTATTGTAGTTGACAAAGATATGTTTGTTTTGGGTGGTAATATGAGGCTAAGAGCTTGTAAGGAAGTTGGTATAAAAGAGTTGCATATAATAAAAGCCACGAGCCTAACTAAGGAGCAACAAAAAGAATTTATGATAAAAGACAATTCTAGTTTTGGAGAATGGGATTGGGACACGCTTGGTAATGTATGGGACACTGAAAAATTACAAGACTGGGGTATGGACGTATGGAATCCTAACTTAGATGATTTTAACCCAAACATAAATCCCGAAAGCTCCTACAAGCAAATGACAGACGATGACTATGAGAAAAAGAAGTTAGAAATTAATGAGAGAAATTATGAAAAGACAAGAGAGTTTATAGAATGTATTTGTCCTAAATGTTTTCACGAATTTAATATCGATAAAAACTAATGAATTTAACTCGCGCAGCCGTAACAATGATTTTATGGAAAACACAATTTACATTTGCTAAGACTATGGCATCGATACCACACGAATGGTCTGAGAAAAATGAGTGGCATAGTGAAAAGCTCTTTAAAGACATTGTTGTTTACATTAGAAATAACGGAGTAAAAGAAAAATTTCACAAAAAAGAATTTACATACTTGTATTTAAATGGTTATAAGTATTGGACAATGGGCAACCCTTTAGAAACTACTCGAATAATAAACAGAGCAAAAGTTTGATAAGAATTGAAACCACATATAATATAAATTCTATATGTCCAGATTTAGTAAACAGATCTAAAAAAGAGGGTCTACTGTTTATTGATAGCATATTGTTTTTTGTAGTGTTTAACAAAAAGACTCCTATTGCTTTTTTTGGTTTAAAGATTGGGACAAGTAGCGCGGTTTTAAAGTGTGCTTATGTTATAAAAGAATATAGAAGACAAGGTTTGTTAAAAAAACTTACACTATACAGATTGCAATTCCTTAAAAAGAATATGCCCAGCATTAAAGAAGTGTCTGCAAATACAACTAAAATGGCAACTGGTGTTCATTTAAGTATAGGAGCAAAAGAAATAGCAAAGTATAAAAATGGAATTACTAAGATAAAATATGAATTATGAAAACAACGATTCAATGCGTTCCAAGTAGGCTAGAGTATGCCAAAGGAATTTTTAAAGATTTTAAAGATATAATTTATCACGTTGATGAAAATTACACTGGGTGTTTTAATTCATTTAAAGAGATGCTAGACATACCTTTTGAGAATTATAGGCTTCACTTACAAGATGATATAATTATTACAGATAATCTTCACGAAAATTTAGATTACTTAGAGCAAATAATGGTAAGAGAAAAAATTGATATTTTAAGTTTGTATGCAAATCCAAGAAAAGCAAACAAAGAGGCGCACGCGAGAGGCGAAACAATTGTTAGGCTGAATCCATTTCTAATGATGCAAGGGGTTGTTTTTAGTAAAAGATTTGTTGAGATATTAAAAGAAGAGGTTGACGCTTCAAGGCAAACAAAATACGATGATACGTTTGTCGGTGACGTTTGTAAGAAAAGAAAAATAAAAGCCTTTTGTCATATACCTAGCCTTGTTCAACACAACCTAACAATTAAAAGTGAGATTGGCAACGCGAACAATCCAAACAACAGAAAAGGTTTATTTTTTAATAAAGAATTTTTTACAATATGAAATTTTATAGTAACATAAGTGTGTATGATGCATCCATTAAAAGAATGGAAAATCTTTTTGATGAATTTGAAGAGATAGTCGTTGGTTTCTCGGGTGGTAAAGATAGTACTGTTACATTACATCTTGCACTTGAGATAGCAGAAAAAAGAAATAGGCTTCCTTTAAAGGTTTTGTTTATAGACCAAGAAGCAGAGTGGCAAGGCACTATTGATTATGTTAAAAAGATAATGTACGATGACAGAGTTGAGCCTTTGTGGTTTCAGATGCCAATAGTAATAACTAACAACGCGTCTAGCAAAGAAAGATATTCGTATTGCTGGGATATAAAAAAAGAAAATCAATGGCTTCATAAAAAAGACCCTATAAGTATTAAAGAAAATATATATGGGACAGATAGATTTCACGATTTATTTGGTGCAATATTTAAAGTAGATTTTAAGGACAAAAAAACTTGTTACCTTGCTGGAGTTAGAACTCAAGAAGCACCTAAAAGATTAATGAGTCTGACAAGTGCATTAACATATAAGGATATAACTTGGGGCAAGAAGTTAAATGAGAAACTAGGTCACTATACTTTTTATCCAATATACGACTGGGAAATAAGTGATATATGGAAATACATATATGATAACAATATAGAGTATTGTAAGATTTACGATGAGATGTATAAGCACGGAGTAAACACAAGAGATATGAGAATTTCTAATTTACATCACGAAACGTCAATACAAAACTTACTTTTAGTGCAAGAGATTGAGCCAGTTACTTGGAATAAAATTAGTACAAGGGTTGCTGGCAGTAATGCAATAAAGCATTTAAAGAGCGATGCATTTAAGTGTCCAAAAGAATTGCCGTATATGTTTAATGATTGGCAAGAATACGCAATGCATTTGTTTGAAAATTTAATACCTAAAGATGAATACAAGAAAAATGTAACTAAACATATTAATAGAAATGACAAATACATTATAAATGATTTAATAAAGACAGACTTCTACAAGACGATAATAAATACAATTTTATCTAGTGACTGGGACTTTACAAAACTTATAAATTTTACTACTAGCCAGCACTTTAATACAGTTAAAAAGTATGTAGATAATAAAATAGATGACTCAAACATAGAGATAAACAGAAAATATAATAAATACATAAAAGACCTATTGTAATGAAAAATATAAAAGAGATACTAATAAAAGAACTTAGCAATGGAGATGTTATAAAAAACATAGAAGACATTAAACAACTAATGCACGAAATTTCTCCTTTAAATAGTCAGCCAGTTAATAGAGTTAAATGGGTGCCTATCGATGAGGTTACGCCTAATGACTACAACCCCAATAGTGTAGCTAAAAAAGAAATGGGTCTTTTATACACGTCAATAAAACACGATGGATATACACAACCTATCGTAACAATACGAGATGAAGAGATGAAGATGTATGTAATAGTAGATGGCTTTCATAGGTATTACACGGCTAAAACAAACCCAGACATACTAGACAGAAACAAAGGGTATATTCCTATCGTTGTTATTGAAAAGGATATAAACGACAGAATGGCAAGTACCGTAAGACACAATAGGGCAAGAGGTATGCATAGCGTTACTGGTATGTCAAGTATGGTTTTTAGTATGCTAGAAAACGGCTGGCTAGATAAAGACATATGCAACGAGATAGGAATGTCTGCAGAGGAACTTTTAAAGCTAAAACATATAACTGGTTTTTCTAAGCTATTTAGCAATGTAGAATATAATAGGTCTTGGGAAACAAAGAAACAAATTTTATTAAAAAAGAAATATAATGAATAATACAATAGACAAAAGTAGACACATAAAAAAGGAATCATTATTAAAAGCATTAGAGCAAAGCTTGGGTGTAGTTACTGTGGCTTGTAAGAAGTCTGAAACACCAAGAAGCACATACTATAAGTGGCTTAATGAAGATAGCGATTTTAAAAGAGAGGTTGAAGACATAGAGAATATAGCATTAGACTTTGCTGAGAGCAAATTACACGAACAGATCCAAAGCGGAAATACAACTGCAACTATATTTTTCTTAAAGACTAAAGGAAAAAACAGAGGCTACATAGAGCGACAAGAAATAACTGGAGCAGAGGGTATGCCAACTAACTTTCAAATAGAGATAATTGACTCAATTAAAAATAAAGACTAATGTGGTATACCAGCATTTGCTGGAGTCACAAACTAAGATTGTAGTTGAACAAGGCGGTACAAGGTCTGGTAAAACCTACAATATAATTCTATGGATAATTTTTCAGTACTGCACTAACAATACCGACAAGGTAGTTACTGTATGCAGAAAGTCATTTCCTAGTCTTAGAGCAACCACACTTAGAGATTTTATGAGCATACTGCAAGAGCACAACTTGTACTCAGAAAAGTTTCATAATAAGTCTAACTCAGAATACTATCTGTTTGGCAACCTCATCGAGTTTATATCATTAGACCAGCCTCAGAAAATTAGAGGTCGTAAAAGAGATTTGCTTTTTATAAATGAGGGCAACGAGTTATACTTTGAAGATTGGCAACAATTAATTTTTAGAACAAACGAAAAAATTATATTAGATTTTAACCCCTCTGATGAATACCATTGGATATATGATAAGGTAATACCAAGAGAGGACTGCTCATTCTTTAAGACAACTTACCTTGACAATCCCTTTGTAGGCGAAAGTATTAAAAAAGAAATTGAGTTACTAAAAGATACAGACGAGCAGTACTGGCAAATCTATGGTCTTGGCGAAAGGGCTGCAAGCAAGAGTACTATTTTTTCTTATGTTGAGGTTAATGTAATACCAGAAGATGCAGAACTAATTGCATACGGAATGGACTTTGGATATACGAATGACCCGACAACCTTTGTATCTGTTTATACTAAAGACAGAAACCTATACTTAGAAGAGCATCTATATAAAACACAGATGACAACGAGTGACATAAATGACTTCCTAAGAAATGAAGAGTTATCAAGTAAGCCTATCTATGCAGATAGCGCAGAGCCAAGACTTATTTCTGAACTTAGGAAAATGGGTCATAATATTCTACCTAGTATTAAAGGTCGTGATAGTGTTAATGCTGGTATCGACTTGTTGAAGAGATACAAGATACATATATTGTCAACCTCATCTAACGCAATTACAGAGTTTAGAAACTATAAATGGAAAGAGGACAAGGGTGGTACATTGGTAAATACGCCAGAGGATAAATGGAATCATATAATCGATAGCTCGAGATATGCTACATACTCAATATTATCATCCCCTAATTTTGGTAGGTATACATTGCACTAAATAAAAGTTATTAAATATTTGTTTATAAGGTTTATTTTTCGTATATTACATTAACAAGGAGTACTAACTAAAAACAGAAGAAATGACACAAGAAACACAGTACCAATTAGAATCAAAAGAATTTATCAGTTTTAATAACGGCTATATGTCAAGGGGGGTGTATAACCTAATAATAAGCATTAGAGATGTTAAGCTATACTCTAAGGGCATTAGACCACACAGAAGCTGGAAGATAGGAGATGTCAAAAGATACTTCGGCATTAAAGGCAACGTCATAAAAATAGTAGAACAACTAGAACAAGTTTACAGAGAACATATACTAACAGAACAAATTTACAGAGAAAATATACTAACTAAAATCGAAACAGAAGATGAGAACATTACCAAAGTATAAGCAGAATTTAAAAATACAAGGAAACGACGTATGGAGTTACTCAACAATAGTAGCACACATAAAAGGCAGCGAGATATACCAGCTAGGATATTGGAGCCAAACTACTCAGAAGCATATTAACTACGTTGCAGATTACCTCAACCTAACACTTATAAAAGATGACTAATAAACATAAACTAATAAAAGTAGTCAGACTAAGAACTGGCATAATAGTAGAACATTGGAGAGACACAGAAACTTGGATAACTAAAATAACAACACTATGAATTGGGACACACCGCCAGAATATAAAGAACACGAATGCTCAGAATGCGGAACACCGATAGACAATGCTGGAGTATGCAGCGGAGCTTGTCACGAAGCGAGTATGTTGTAACGGATTTGTGTAAACGTAGTTGTGATAAATTTAAAACAAAGTAAGATGAAAAACAGAATAATTGAAATATGTGAGTTAGGACAACCACAAAGCATAATACATAGAGAAAACCAACCAATTACAGAATTAATAAAAACAGATAGTTTGATAGAAGAACTTAACCAACAATTACGTTTACACGTTGTTATATGATTTTAAAAATAATTAATTATGGAAAGAGATTTTAGAGTACAACTATTTATGGACAACACTTATCAAGTATTAAATGCTGACGATGATAGCGTTGCATATCAAGGTAGTCTTGCAGATTGTGAGGCTTATATAAGATTACACGAAGGCGGTTATTTTTAATTGCATATAACAAAGAATATAAGTAGTGTGGTAACTTTTTGGTATGATGTGTATAGTAAGCCACCCATCTTGACGAAGTAACCATTGGAATAAAGAAAGACTATACTCCACATTACTTATATTTATTGTTGATTAAAAAATAAATAAAAAATATAGGCTGGCAGAAATGTCAGCTTTAAATGTAAATAACCAAAAAAAAATCGTTATATATATATGAAAATCAATGTAGAGATACCAAATAGTTTGTCAGATATTACATTAAGGCAGTATAAACATTACCTTAAAATACAAAAGACTGTTGAAGATGATAAGTTTTTAGGCGCAAAGATTATAGAGATTTTTTGCAAGATAAGGCTTGAAGACGTTATGCGTTTAAAATTTAATGATGCAGAATTAATTACAGACTCATTAGTAAAAATGTTTGACCAAAAGCCAAAGCTCGTAAGACACTTTAAACTAGGTAAAACTAAGTATGGGTTTCATCCACAACTAGATGACTTAACACTTGGAGAATATATAGACCTAGATACTTACATTGGAGATTGGGAAAATATGGAAAAAGCTATGAATGTATTATACAGACCAGTAGACTTAAACATAAAAGACAAGTATACTATAAAAAAATATGACGTAACTAACTATGACACTATGTTGGATATGCCTATGGATGCAGTAATATCATCGATTTTTTTTTTCTGGAATTTAGGTCTAGAATTGTCGAAAACTATGACGAACTATTTGGGCAAGGAACACAGCAAGGTCTTGACTCAGTATCTAATTTCGCAACCAAATGGGGTTGGTATAACTCACTTTACGGACTCGCTCAAGGCGACATTACAAGATTTGAAAATATCACAAACCTAAATTTTCACGAATGCTTTATGATGTTGAGTTATAAAAAAGACAAGGCAGAAGCAAGTTCTAAACGAATAAAAAATAATTTTAAATGAGCCAGCAAGCAATAAGAGGTTACTATCAGTTAACTACATTATTAGAAACACAACTAAGAGCAAATGGAATAACAAACGTAGTTAGTATTGGGGACATATCAAACGTAAACCTCAACAAGCAAGACATTTTCCCATTAGCGCATATAATAGTAAATAATGCAGCCTTAGAAGAGAATGTCATTAGATTTAATGTAAGCATACTAGCTTGTGATATTGTAGACCAGTCAAAGGATATAACAACAGATAGGTTTGTAGGTAATAACGATGAACAAGATATTTTAAATACACAGTTATCGGTTATTAATATGTTAACACAGAAAATGAGAATAGGTAATTTGCATCAAGACAAGTATCAGATAGAGTCGGGTGTAAGCGCACAACCTTTTATGGATAGGTTTGAAAATCAACTAGCTGGTTGGACGGCAACTATGGATATATTAATTTATAACGATATTGATATTTGTAGCTAATGATTTATAAAAATGTAGATGAGGTCTTAAATACTTTTGCAGACACGACAATAGATAATGCAAGAAAAAATCTAGTAGACGATAGGATGTCTTTTGGGGCATTATATGAAAACCTTAGTTACGTTTATGAAAAGGAAACTGGATTGTTTATATTGGAATTTCTAATGGAAGATTATGGTATTTTCGTTGACAAGGGTGTTAGAGGAAAAACCTCAACATATCCCGAAACTGCAGCCTCATTATCTCAATTTCAATACGGAAGCGGTAGTGGTCCAAAAGGTGGTTTAACAAAAGGTATTAACGAATGGCTAAAAAAGAAGCGATTTCAATGGAGAACAAAAGAGGGTAAATTTATGAGTTATCAAAGTATGACTTTTATAATAGCAAGATCCATTTACAATAAAGGTATTAAAGCTAATTTGTTTTTTACGAAACCTTTTGAGATAGGTGTTAAAAATCTTAAACTAAAATTAGAAAAAGCATACACACTAGATATTGAAGATGAAATTATAAGACTAGCAAAAAAATCATTATGAATTGGACATTAAACATAGCGTTTCATTACCCACACGATAGGTTTCTATTTGGTTGGGAATATCTTGCGCGAGATAACAAATACAATTATAAAACAATAAGGCTATATTTATTTATATCCACACTAACATTAGATTTTTAATATGGCAGATATAGCATTAAGAAACCCACAGTTTAAATACATATTAGCTGGTGTAACTGCAAAATCTGTAGTATGCAGATTAACAATAGATGGAGTCTTGAGGTATACTCTTGTAAAGAATCTACCTACTTTTTTTGTGCCAGTAAATCAAACAATTAATTTTGATATTGCAGAACTAGCAAGAGATTATTTAGAAATTGCATACGACAATACCTATGCACCTCAGAGCGTTGCTATAGAAACAAATTTAAAAAGCTACGATGCTTTAAACGGAACTGGCAACGAGGTAGATACTCCAGCCACTATTGTAGACAAAGGCTTTGAGGCTTATGGAGACTTTCTAGATGGGTCAAATCCAGTTATACCTTTTAACAGAACTGCGCCTACGTTTTTAATGGCTAATGACAAACCGCCTAATAATACAAATACATTTACAATATTAGTACCTACTGGACAAGCTGGAAAAGTACCTCTCGTAACAAGTTTAGGTGGTATTGTCGCGCTTAATTTTGGTCCTATTGATACTACAGTTCCAAATATAGATAACATACTGTGTAATATAAAAAGAATAGATTGCACAAAATATGGCGAGGGTCACAGAATAATATTTATAAATAAATATGGAGTACAACAAGATTTGTGGTTTTTCTTAAAGAAAACAAGAGGTCTAGCAAGGACAAACGAATCTTATAAGGCAAATACAATAACATATCCTAGCGATAGTCCAGCAACGTACAGTAAAGAAAATGCAGCTAATAAAGTATTTAATACACAAGGAAAACAAACATATACCCTAAGTAGCGGATTTTATCCAGAGTTTGCAAATCAGTTTTTTGAAGAATTATTGTTAAGTGAATATATTTGGTTGTCAGAGATAACGAATGTTGCAGCTAAATCATTTATAAGAGTACCAGTAAAAGTAAAAACCTCATCGATTAAATATAAAACATCTGTAAATGACAGACTTGTAGAATACACAATGGAGTTTGAAGATGCTTTTGATTACATAAACAATATTAGATAATGCGTACACTACAATTATACATATTAAATCAGAGAGTAGATTTGTTTAAGGATGAGGTTGTCTCTCTTACGCAAACTATAAAAAATGTAAAAGATATTGCAAAGATATTTACAGAATTTACTCAAACTTTCTCTGTTCCAGCATCTAAGATAAATAATAAGATTTTTGAACACTACTATAATTCGGAAATTATAAACGGATTTGATGCAAGAGTAAAAGCTGATGCAAAATTAGAGTTAAACGATTTGCCTTTTAAAGAGGGTACGATTAGACTTGAGGGTGTAGATTTAAAAAACAATGTACCTCACACATATCGCATTACTTTTTTTGGAAATACAGTAAACTTAAAAGATATATTTGCAGATGAGTCATTAAGCACCCTTGAATTTACTAGTGGTTTTAATAAGACATATAGCTATAGTGAAATGTTAAACACAATTGGCGGTGGATTAGGTCAGATAGTTGCACCATTAATTACTCATACAGATAGAATGATATACAATACGGCTGCAAATAGCGATGCGTATGGTAATGTATATCCATCTACTGGTAACAATCCAGCAGTACCAAACGGTATAAAGTGGAATGAGTTTAAATATGCAGTTAGGGTATTTGCTATTTTAGATGCAATACAATTAAAGTATAGCCTTACTTTTTCTCAAGATTTTTTAAGGTTTGACAATCCTAATGGTTTAATTTCTTTGTATATGTGGCTTCACAGAAAGAGTGGACCAGTAACTCAAACTCAACAAGTAGAATCAATTTACACCTTACTTACAGACTTAGTTACTACAAATCAAAACTTAAACGGCTCTTCTGTATCTCAAGGAGCAATTAGTATAAATACTCCATCACAAGCTGGCGTTTTCTTCTTAGAAGTAGGTTCTATGCAGTTTGATATTACACCAATAAATAATACTGATAGTTGGGGCATAGAAGTTTTAAGAGATGGTGTTGTTATAAGGTCAGACGCATATACTGGACAAGGTTTGTTTTCGATACTGCCTGGGCAAAATGGAATTTTAGACAATAGAACTTATACATTTAGGTTTACAAGCGCAACTAATGTTGCTTTTAATGCAACTAATATTATAATAAAAATAAACTACAATAGGGTGTCTGTGCAAACTGGGCAAAGTCAGCCAGAATTTGATAATTACAGAAATGCAAACCTCTTTCAGACAAATCAAAATCTAGAATTTAATATATCTGAGCAAATGCCAAAGATGAAAGTTATAGACTTTATGTCTGGTATATTTAAAATGTATAATTTAATCGCTTATGTAGAAAATGA